GGGGTGAAGGGGGCGGGTTCAGGTTCTGGTTCCTCCACCAGTTCCGGGGCCATGGACGGTACGCCGAAAAGGTGGCTCACGTCTGGCTGTGGTTGTTCCACCACAGGTGCAGGGGTGGTCACCGGCGCGGGTTCAGGTTCCGGGTCGGGTACCGTGGTCACGTGTGGGGTAGGGGGCACTGCATCTTTACTGTCCACCACATCTACGGCGGGTACGGTGACCTCCACCGGTTCCGGTGTGGCCGGTACAGCGGCGGCTTTGAGCTGTTCAATCTCTGCACGCGCGGCGGCTAGCTGTTCCTCCACGGTGAGCGCTTCTACAGGTGCTGGCTGACCATTAGGCAGCCCCAAAGTAGGATTGCCGACATTACCTACACGGTCTGTGAGTAACGCAGATTCACCGGATTTGGTGATAGACAATTTAATGCTGTCTTCACCCTCAGCGCCTTCGCCATTCTTTACTTTTGTTGTCCTAATGCGTATTGGTTTCCCAACGCATTTATCGTCCTTGACTGGTTCTCCGCGCTTGTCTAGTTTGTGGTCTTTTTCGACCATAATTTCACTATCAAGCGCACCTTGCAGCGCGCTTGAACCGCGCCCGGAACTTCCACTTTTGGAGGTGTGGTGTACAACCACAACCCCCGCTCCGGTCACTGTACGTACTTTGTCAAATACGTTAATGACCTGATTCATTTCTTTAGATGAGTTTTCATCTGTTCCGGCGATCATTCGGCTTAGGGTGTCAAACACAACAGTCTTAATATTGTATTTGAGCATGAGCGCACACATCCATGCCCATGTGGCGGCGTTTCCATTTGTCAACATGGGTTCTTTAATCATGAAGAATTTGCCGCGCAAATCTTCCTCATGCCTAATTTCCCATTCACGCACACGGGCAATGACACCAGGAAGACCTTCACCAATGACATACAGCACATTCTGTTGTTGCACGTCACGGCCCTGCCACGGTTTGCCCGTGGCCATGTGCAAAATCATATCCAATGCGACAAATGATTTGCCCGCACCCGGCGTTCCGATGATGGAGGTGAATCCACGGTGCTCTATGAGGCCGTCCACATCCCATGTGACTTTGGGCACTTCCTGATTCTCACCCTGCCAGTCAGCAAAGCCGGGGCGGATTTTCTGCAGCGCCTTAATTTCTTCATCGTTGACCCCGGTGCTGACTCCCCACATGGAGAAGACTCCCCGGCCCATGACGTCTTTTACGGTGCGAGGATCGATCCCATCAGCCGGGTCTTTGCTCCCCAACTGTTCTTGCCCCGGTGCCCATTGATGATGTTCTTCCTTGATGGGGCTAACCATGACGTCATGTTTGACTATAAGGGCTTCCTCATCCTCATGAATGTTGTCAGCTTCCACGCTGTTCATCATGGGATTGCTTACCGGCTCTGGGTAGTCTTTGTCTGGGTCATGACCATGTACCAGCACCCCCCATTCATTATCCACGCACATGTTGCCTTCCAAATTAGGCTTGCCTTTGTACTGTGGAATGTGCTCTATAAATTCCTCAGCGTGGTCACGGTCGCGGTCAATCCACGGCTGATTGACCTGCTCAATGGCCGGTTCTGGATCGGGGCGATAGGTGTTGGCAGCGGTGACCGCTGATGGACCGGTGAGGGCGGTGGTGGAATCAGCGGCGGTGAGTGCAGAGGTGGCACCCTCCCCTATCTGATTAGCGGCCATGAGGGCTGATTCAAGCGGAACACCCACCAGGTCCATGGGGATTTTGATATCCAAAGCGTTGATCGCTTTGGTCATGTCCCCGCCATGCTCCATGAGCGCTACAAAGGTGAGCTTTGAGATGGTCTTTGTGTTGCGTGCGGTAATGTGCGCGGCTATCTCATCAGGGGCATTGTCTGTCCACACGTGCAGCGGGGCATTCTCAGAATCGTAGCGCCCCAAACTGCATGAGGATTCATGCGCGGTGGCTGATTTGGGGCTTGAGGGCGCCCCGGGGCGGGTGAAGATACCACAGCCGCAGCCGTCTACGGTGCCAGCTGCGTGCCAGCCGTGACGGGTAAGCAGCTCATCCCAGGTAACCGACTGTGCCCACTCAGCTATCGACTGGTCAAGGGTGAAATCCCCTGCTTGTAGGTGTTGTGCGCGTTCCTCCGCGCGGCGCTGTCGCTCAAGCGCTGCTTCCTTGATGCTGACTTCCCTAGTCTTTAGCTCCATGGCCAAAGTGATAGGCAGCGGGTTATCCGGTGCGTTGGCCACATAGGGGCCTTCAGGACGGGTGGACGGTGGGATAAGCACATAGGCGTCGTTCAAGTACACGCTAAAGCTACCGTGCTCTGTGGTCACTTTGTGCACGGCGGGCATATCGTCCGAAATGGTGACCGTCTCAGGCAGCTTAAACCACCAGTGGCCGCCCCCGCTGTGACCTCCACCACCAGGGGTAAGGACGGTAGGGGCAGGCACCTTATCGACGCCTCCGAACTCAGGGGCAAGGAACTGCTTGAGGGCGTTTACTTCCTGTGGTGTGTCCGCGTCCACCACCACATAACCGCTACCACGCAAGCGCACGGCAAAATTCAGCGGGGCGTTGGGTTCCAGCGGTGCCGGGTGAGTTTTGGGGCGCTTCTCATTAGCGTCCCGGCGCGCACGGTGAATGTATTTCTTGAGTGTGGTGGGGTTGTCGGTGGCCATGTGTACCCCCGAACGGGGGTCTTGTTTCTTTTCATGGCTAGACCGCATGTCAAGCGGCATTTTCGTACCCGGCTGAATGAGCAGTACAGGCAGGTGCAGCTTGCACAATTCACGGGTAAATTTCAAAAGAACTGGTTCGTCAGCCGTGTTGGGTGGCGTCGAACCAAGGACAACTGTTAAGCTGGTGTTACCGAGCAATTCAGTTACCCCTTTCTGGTCGGTCGGCCCCGAAGCTCCAACTTGCGGGGCGTTTTTATGTTTACAAGATTTAAGCCTATACCAATTCACCCCCGCTAGCTAGTAAGTGAGCTAGTGGGGGTGTTGGTCTATCGACGGCGGGGCGGGTCGGTGAAAACAAGCAGCGTAGCTAGGCAAAAGAAGGCTACCCATATCGATAAATGATCCATCACACATACTCCCAATGGCCGTGTAGCGGGTTAGCGTCGGTTCGTAGCACTACCTGTTTCCCGGCCCATGCGTTCAGCCATTCAGGCGGGGTCTCCATGATCGATTGCACTTCCTCAGCCACATCAGCACTCACGATCAATTCGTCATGCATGATAATGTGCACAGCGTCGGACAGCCCACGGCGGTGGACTTCATTCACACATTCGGACAAGACGTCGTAGGCTCCACCCTGACAGAATTGATTGACAGCAACATAGTCCTTGAGTTGCCTATCCGGTCCACGGGGCACAAGCAGGTGCCTACCAGCCGGTGACATGGCGTGACCTGTTCGGCCCCCGGCTATCTTAATGTTCAGCATGAATTGTTCGGTTGCCTTCATCTCCCCGAACACGCGTGCCTTTAGTTCGCGTGCCTGTTCGACATCCACCTTGAGGCGTGCGGCAAGGGAAGTTAGCCCTTGCCCGTACATCGAAGCCAACAAAATCACCTTAGCGGTCTTCCTATCGACCCCGGCGCGCTCCACGATGGGTAGATACAAATCAGCTCCATGATCGTCGAAGCCCTGTAAAAAGGCGTGGTCACGGGCGCAATTGGCCATAAGAACAGGCTCAATCGAAGACCAGTCAATAGATACCCAGTCGGTACCCTCATCAGGAACAATGATGGGACGTGCATCAGCGCTGAATTGCTGCAAAGGTGGCGCTGCGTAGCTCATTCGCCCGGTGGTCGCAGCTCCCAGAATCTGGGTTTGCGGGTGAGTGCGCCCGGTGATCGACGCGGTGCGTTTGATTTTGGTCAAATAGTCAGTGACTTTGGCTAGTTCCTTGACCTGCAAATGCGCGGTAACAAGGGGGTGGTCTGGTAGCTCACCCAACGCGGCCTTATCGGCCTTGAGCTTACCGGTCTTTGTGGTGGGCCAATTGTCTGGCAGCTCCCCTGCCTCATGTAGGGCGGTGACCAAATCAGCCCCGTTACCAGGTCGGATACCAGCTGCGTCAAGAATGGCGGTGTTCTTGTCCTGCTCCGCTACGTGCGAGCTAAGGTAGCTATCCAAGTACTCTGTGTTGACTCCCAGCCCTTGCATGTTGCGGCGCATCATGACACGATTGGTGACCATCTCACGATTAATCAGACGCTCCGCGTGCTCACGGGTGGTACAACCATGAGGGGACTCAATCGGGTTGGACATGGTGAAGCTCACGCACAGCTCATGTAAAGGGGCTGCGATCCTCAGCGTGGCCGTGGTATCTGCCATAGCACCTAGCCTGTACGACAGCGAGTCAATATCCATGCCCTCCCAGCCTTCACGCTGGGTGGCAAAGCCACGGGCTGCGAAAGCTGTGGCCATGGTTTCCGGTGGAATCTCAGTCGCTCCCACGTCTGGGTGTGCGACCATGGCCGCTAGGGAATGATCGACCAATCTATCAGGGAACGCCATACGCGACAGCACAGCGGTGTCGTGGACCTTATCCACGCACTCTAGGGGGAAACACCCAAGGTGGTGGAGCGGCGGTAGGTCGAATGGCGCGTTATGGAGAATCAACAACAGGGCTTCCTCAATGCTGCGGGCTATGGCCTGTGCATCGTCTTCCCGGCGCGGGTCAAGCAATAGGGCGTGTGTCTCCCCATCCTCACCCACAAATGAGGCTGTGAAGCATTTGACGTAGAATGACAAATCCTCAAGCCCCGCTGTCTCAATATCGATTGCGACCGGGGTGGTGCGGATAGCGGTGGAGGATAGGGCTAGCTCACGCGCGGGACCACCGGTGTAGATGTAATGCCGCATGGCCGGAATCCACATCTTGTGGATATCAGGCACGGGTACAGGGGCGGGGGACGGGTACATCAGTCTTCTTCCTTCACTTCTAGTTCGGCGCGTAATAAAGCACGGCCTTGGGTGGTGTATGTTTGCGCGGTGTTTCGTGACACGTCTAGCTGTTTGGCTAGTTCTGTGATGGACACACCCCGGTAGTCCACGGCGATAGCAGCAAGGCGGCACACGTTTTGCCTTATCACAGCTGATTCTCCACGCAACTCATTCAGTTCATCGTGCATGGTCACCACGTCTTGACATGCAGATTCTGGCGTTCCAGTTATCATTGTTTTACCTCCCTTAATGATTCGTCAATGATGTTTTGTATGTGTGAAATGTGATGGGCCATTTGTTCGGGTAGCCCAAATTGAAATGAGTATCTATGAGCCATGTAAGTGTATGCCTCAATGGACATTTCACCTGTGAAATACAGAATTCGGTCTTTTAACTCATTTGACGTGTCAACCCCGTAGGTTCGTGTACGTTTCCCGTTGTATATAGAAAATGAAAAAGAATTGATGCTTACATCGATTCTGGTTAGTGAATTGGGATTGTCCACGTAGGTGGTGCCATAACGAAAACATGCACTATCCGAGCCTGTAGGTGGGGCGTCCACTTGCCACCCCATCGCAGTTGCTACAGGGAATGCCCATGTCGTGGAATCCAAAGCACCTGCGTGAGACTCAGTGAAAATGTAGCGTCCAAGGTCACGTATGCCTGCACAGGGACGATAACACCACTCAAGCCCTTCATTATCTGGGAGATTCGGCATGTCTCTATATAGTTCCGGTTGTGGAGGTTCCCGGCGCGCGGCGATGGGGACCGGGTAACCCCACCCATCTACAGTATCTCCACCCATATAGCGAAGCGTCATTCCGTCTGGAAAGATCACCGTGCTTTCAAAGCTTGCCGTGTCCAACCCAATGGTTTGCAAGAGACGGGCAATGTGCCCCGCTGTATTGGGGGACAGTGTGCGCACTTTACCAGCGGGGTCTGTGGGAAGGGAATACCCCCACAGCTCATATTGTGAGGGGTCAAAGATGGGCACGTCACCACTCCATTTCCGTGTCCATGCATAGGTGGGATACCAATTCAGACACCAGGTGTGTCATGGCACGGTACACCATGTCATAGTGCGGGCTTCCTTTTTCCGCTCCATGGGCATAAACGTAGTCGCAATAGAAGTACAGTTCTTCATCGTCACGCCACCATTGCGCCTCCACATGCTTGTGTACGTATATGTGGGTTTCCTCAGATGAAACATTGATGGTGAGCAACACCATATCGCCCGAGGTTGTTTCAACCTCCCATGCATAGTTATACAGCTCCGTATCTGAGTGCCTTGACACCCACCACGGTATGTAGTTCCGTATCGCAGGCTGTAGTGGTTCGTCATTGACTACCACATGAGTCAAGCCCTCAATGAGCTTGTGTTGTGCTTCCCAATTGAGCTTGTGCTTTGCTGGTATTGTTTTCATGGCAATACCACCATCAGCGCCACCAGCTCCGCCATGAGGGCAACGTACACGACCACCTGAATTACTTCTTTTCGCATTGTTCAATTCACTTTCTCTGTAGTGGTGTGAGGGGGCTTGTTCGTGTCCCTCACACTCACAGCTATCGGTTTACGGGTTGCGGAAAAATCCACGCCACAGGGCGGAGTCCACCATGTAGCCACGGTCACGTGCCCGCATCCATTCCTGATAACCCCAGCTCCCCACGATCATGCGATCCACAGCCCGCCCTGTTTCCTTATCCACAAGGCGCATGTCAGTGAATCCACCAGGGGCATCAAGCTCCACGAACGTGGCGCGGTGCTCCCCATCGAACAGAACATTGTCACCGTCGTACGTGACTTTGGGGTACAGCACGGGTTTGGTATCTGAGTTCGACATTTCCGGTTCCCTCCGGGTTGTGGTGCGGCCTGTGCCGCACCGGGTGAAAAGGGTCAAAATGGTGGGGTGGATTGCCCGCCACCCCGGCGGGGTTTAGGTGGGGACTATACCCACCAGCCGCGCGCAAGTGCGGTGCGTACCATCTCACGGGTAATGGTGTGGTTCACGTCTGCATTGAAGCCGTGTGCGCCCATCTCGCGGCTGTCCACGACAGTGCCTGTTTCCAGGTCCACCAATTTTATGATGGTGGCTCCACAGCCGGGGCGGGTGTAGGTGATTTTGGCACGGTAGGTGCCGTTCACGACCACATCAAGCCGTGACCATTTAGTGAAGGGTAGGCGGTCTTCACCGGCGATGTGGTGAAATTCGATGATTGCATTTTCGGTGGTCATGGTGTCGGTTCCTTCCGATCCGGTGGTGCGGCCCTGTGCCGTCCCTGTAACTATTACATTACACTTTGGCACTCTACTATGTCAAGGTGTAATGGTATCTTGTCATGTGATGATGGTCACGTGCTTTGACCTTGGAAAATAGGATTAGGTGGGGTGGTTTACCCGCCACCCCAGCGGGGCTTGAACAGCTAAGCGGTGCCGTCTTTGCGACGGGGACGACGGGGTGCGTACCGAAGCCGGTTCTGAATCAGCTCACGCACAGCTGCCATATCAGCGGCGTCTGCACTTGCCGTGAAGCGCGTGCCGTTCATCTGCGTGGTCTGCACCAACACCCGATCATCGATCACGGCGATGCGGCCATAGACTTGACGACGGCCAATGTGAACGCGGTACAGAATGGTGTCCTCCGACATGCCGTCCTCCGCAAAGCTCACCCAGCCAATGGTGGGGACATCCTCAAGCTCAAGGGCAAGCACGTCTAGGCGCAAGACCCCGGTAGCGGTGGCGATGGTAGCAGCGTCTGCCACGGCGTCGCGGATAACGCGGCGGGCTTGAGCGCTTTTACGCTGAGTGGGGGAGGTGTACATAACCGGTCCTTCCGGGTAATGGATTCGACCTTGTGCCGAACCCGGTAACTATGAATATACCCGTGGCGCGCTACTATGTCAAGGCATAGTAAACGGGGGTAGAATTATCTACCCCCGTTTATGGGTTTGTGCTGGTCACAGCGCTATTAGGTTATGAAAATGGCCGGCCTTTTCTAGTCCAGCTCCATGACGGGTGACCATGGAACGTGCTCAATGCCACCAGCTGCGACCACCTCCGCGCGCCACACTTCACCCACCAGCTGCACCCATAGTGCCTCCGGTATCCAGCGTCCCGATTCTGGCAGCTGTCGCCACCCATGGCGGTGCAGCTGGATATTGCCTTGCACCCGCGCCATGGTGGAGATAAGCTCACGAAGCGCATCAATCTCGCGTACTAGCTCACTGAGTGTGCGCACCATCGGGGTTGATAGTAGGGCGCTGGGGACACTCATACGCTGTAGGGTGCGGGTGGACGTACCCATCAGTGAGGCCATTTCGCGGGCGGTGAGATTGAGCACATCGCGCACAGCGCGTACTTGTGCACCCGTCATAAGCGACTGGTATATGTGCCCCTCTTCTGGGGTGGGAACGTCGATGGGGGGCTGCTCTGGAATCCCTTCCCCATCGTCTGGCACCCACACCAACGGATCACACTGACTCTGCCCGGCGGCGGGGTCTATATCCACATTCCCGAACCGCGCTGGGGGCTTGTCCTCCCCAGCGCCGGGTAAAAGCGACTGCATCTGTGCAGCCAAATCAATAGGTTTGCTCATTGTCCTTAGTCCTTATCTTTGCACAGCTGGGTATATCGCACACTCAGCGGTAAGCGACGTCCACCAGCGATTTGGTAGGGCGGTACATTCTCCCAAATATCCACGTCCTGCAAGGTGAATGGGTGCTGAGATGCAAGCCATGCTTGAATCTGAGTCATGACCACTCCCCATGTGTGGTTTTGTACCACCACATCACTTATGTCATACCCTGCCACCACGTCGTAATCAATGAAGCGCAAGCCCTGAATATCTCCGCTGTCTTCATCAGTGGACAATTCAATTTGCAGGGTGCGCTTGCCTAAAATCACCTCCATGCGGTCGATGAATTTACTTTCCTCCACCGTGACCGCCCCGCGCTTGATGTTGGGTGAATGAAACTCACCCACGATGGAATCCAGACCGTCTCGCAGTTCCTCAAAGTCAAGAATCAATCGATTGCTGAATGGGATTGACAAAGCCCCATAGTCGATACTTTCGTATTGAAGTTCACCCTTGAGATTGAGCTTTCCAGCTGCAATGTAATTAATGAAGACATTAAGGTAGTGTGAATTACCTAGCACAAAGAACTGGTAGTGCGGCTGGTCCGCGCCAATGACATGTGTCTCACCATCATTGCGCCATACAGACGCTACCCAGAACCCCGTAGTCTTAGGTGCTAGGTGCTGCAAGATCACCGTCACACTGTCATAGGTGCCCGCACCGGGGGCGGGGACTACAAACCCCAGAGCGTTACTAGCACCACTGAACCCGGTGTCTTCCAAGACCTGCAAGACGTTTGAGTGTCCGCGCAAGTAGATTCGTGTTTCTGGGTCAAAGTGATATTCCATGTTGCTCATGGTCGTGTTGTCCTTCCTGTGATGCATAGAGTGGGGGTGGGGAGGTTTAGTGTCCCGGCCCTCCCCGTGGCCGGGTGTCTACTTACTTGAACCAGTTGTCGAACTCTGCGAAAAATTCGCCGTCCTCCATGAGCTGGTTACCCTCAGCGTCGTAGGTGGCTCCGACCAGACCAGCCAGGTCAAAGTACTTGATGACGTCCGACTCATTGGCCAGTGCGTAGGTGGCTTGAATGAGCTTCACCAGGTCGCTGATGGTGATGGTGCTTTGACCCGTCTCAGCGGCGAGGGCGTCGATAGCGTATACCGTGTCGATGGTGTCGATGTTCTGCATTGGTCCGGTCCTTTCCGGGTTGTGGTTGCGGCCCCTTGCCGCTCCCTGTACCTATGAATATACTCATGGCACACTACTATGTCAAGACATAGAGAACGGGGGTAGAATTATCTACCCCCGTTCACGGGTTTATGCTGGTCACAGCCTCACAGCACTATCAAAATGGCCGGCCTTTTTCGACCGGGGCCGCGTCGTAGACGTCAGAATCAATGACGCGCTGGATCATGGGGGCGGTATCTGTGGTCTGCCATAGGTCCACCACGGCCTTGAGGGCGTCTAGCGTGTAGGGCACAGTCACCGTGTCAAGACACATACCCTGCACATACCACGCAAGGACGCGGTTCAGGTGATGGTACGTGCCCGCTGGCAAGGATAGATGCAGGTCTTCCCGACCCTCACCAGAGACGATAAGCCCCATCACGTCTCCATCATCGGATATGGCGTGCCGCACTGAATCAGTCTCATACATGAGCCAATACCTAATCAGCCGCATCACCAGCTCCGCGCTGCGTGGCCACACCACCAGCTCATCTGACATGTCATCATCCATGGTGCTGCACATGGAGCAGCACCACGCATACGCTACCCGAGCAGTGGAGAAGTGGACACCACGGCTGTCGATGCTCTCGCGCTTGTACGTGCTCACGGCCACATCGTACAGGAACGCCTTAAGCGGGGCGGCACCCTCCCACACGTCATAATCTTTCACACGGTTTGGAACTGTCACTGTGACGTATTCCTTAGATGGGCCACCAGAGACATCAAGCAGCGAGATACGTAGTGTCTCACCATCCACACCCAGGGTGTATAGCTCCACGCACAGGGTGACGTCTATCTTGCACCCAAACCCCCGCGGCGGGTAGACGCGCACCACGTCTAAGCCGTCGCTGCGTGTGTAGTACCGAACCACCGGCGGGGTGTCTAGCACCATCGCGTTTTCACGGGTGAATCGCCGCGCTGTCTGCTTTGCGTACAGGTCCATCATGCCAGTGGCGGTATCGTCATCGGCGTGTGACTGACGCTCCGTAAGGGTTAGCTTACTCATCTTCGCTACCTTCCTGTGCATCTTCCATGTACAGGGCACGCTTCACCCATTCCGCATCACCCTTAAAGTCGATCGTGAATGTTGGTCGCTCCACGGCGTCCATGTGATGCGCCACGGTGAAGAAAATCCCAGCGGTGTGGAGTAGGGCGAAAACGTCACCCACCGTCACACGGGTGCGGTACAGCTGCAGACCGGGAGCGGTGAAAGCACTACTTCGACTAGTAGACGTGATGGACATGTCGTACAAACCCGGCGTGGAGGTTAGTTCCTTTTCCTGCGTAGGTGTCACAGTGACGTTCATGGTTTCATAGTCACCCACATTCACCACCTGTGTGATGGACATAGGAGCTTTCTCAGGGTTATCTACATGGTTAGGTAGCTGTGGATTGTCAATAGGTACCGACTTCATCAGTCCCCTAGTCTTACCTACCTGCACACCTATTGCATCTCCCACCACAGCCAGCATCACCCGCCAATGTACTGGCATCCACATCACACCGGTGAAGCTCTCCACATAGCTAGGGATAGTCTCACCATGCAGTATGCCCTGCTCCATCATGTTCGCTGCTTGCCGTGACACTTTCCATGCATGAGAATCAGCCTCACCGGCCACGCAGTGAGCCGTGGAGACAAAGCGGTGTACCTGATCCAGCACGCGCGTTAAAGCGCGGTTGTTGTCATGGATACGGGCGTGTGCCAGAGTAGCGTTCAGTGCCATGTCTGTGCTCCCCTTCTCACGCCACAACAACGCGACCTTAATGGAGGCGTGTTCACGATAGGTGAGCACCACATCAGTCTGGCTGAGGGTGATCACATCTTCCTCCCCCACCTTGACGGTGCGGGTGAAGGTGACCGTGACCTTATCGCCGTCACTGTGACGGGTCTTTGTATCCATGTCCACAGCGGTGCACACCTCCCCATCGTCGGTAGGGGTTGCCTTGTGATGGTTCCACGGGGCCGTAGTGTCGTGCACCCAGTCCAATACGACGGTGACCATATCCTCAAATGTGCGTATCCGGGTGGCGCGGCGCTTTCCTGTTTTCAGTGGGTTTTCCAACATTCGGCGGGCGTCTGATGTGTGGTCTCCAACATCAGATAGGGAGTCCATCTGTCCAATTTCCTGAAACTCACCATTCTTATCTAGCACGTAAAACGTGTTTTCTTTGTCCATGCTCATGGCTCTAGGTTTCCTTCCTGTTGCGTTTCATCCATGTGGCAATGTGTCCGACTATGTGGGATTGTGTGGGTTCCTCCACTGTGGAGCGGTGCACACCATCCTTGACATGTAGTTCTACCTCCCAGCCGTCCCGCGACTCCCAGTTAGTGACCTTAAGCTCAAGTTCACCTTTACAGTCTGGGTGACTTATCCTCCATGTGTAGATGCTCTGAGTGTCGTCGCCGTGTTCAGCCAGGGCAAGGAACTTTTCACGCTCCCAGCCCTCCCCGCCTGGATCAATACCCGTCATTGGGGTGAGCCAGTCCACAAAGTCCCGGTACCCGTAGGCGCGGCTGCTTTGAGCCAACACCCCCAGTGCGTGACCAATGCCATACATCCGCTCCACGCGGGGCTGTACCCGGAACGCCTGAATCGCACCAATGAGGTTGCGGCACATGTCACGCACCTGCCTACGGGTGGGCATGGGAACCTCCCACTCCATGCGGCGGTAATCGTCCTTGCGTACCGTCAAAGAGCGGTCGGACGTGTAGAAGTTCACCTCCACCGTGGGCATAGAATCCAGCACCTGCACTTTGAGAATGTACGGGCACTGTTCATTGTCATCTTCCGCATCAATGTAGAGGCACAGCGGTACATCCTCAGCGTCGATTACCAGGTACTCCCCGTCATCGTCACGCACCACAAGCGCGTATATGTCTGAATCAGGGCCGGGGTGACGTCGCAGCTCATGAGCAAATAGGCACGCCACATCGTCTGTCTCTGTGACCAGTTCCTCACCCTTGTCCGCCCACGCACCCACAATGATGTAATCGTCGCTGCATTGTGCGCGGACACGGCCGCGGCGGCTGGTTGCCACCCACGCGCTTAAGGCGTCGGTGATGTTTGCGCGGCGCTGGTATTGCGTATCGTTTAGTGCTTCCATCGGTTCACGTCCTTCACAGCGTCGTGGATTCGGATTTCAAGCTCTGCTAGAGCGGTGATGACATGTGTCGATGTGATGGTGTCAGCGGTGATTTTCCCATCCGACAGGGCGGTGTCGTGCTCCCCAAACCGCCATTCAAGGTGGGTGAGGGGGAGGTGATGTCCGCTGCGTTCCACAAGGTCTGTGGCACCGTGTATGGTCATTTCCACCCTACTAGCCAGATGGTAGAGCTTCACATACACGGTGCCTTTGAACGTGGGTTTTGGTGCGATCACTTGGAGTCCATACCCCATATTCACCTGCACCGTGTCCACGTCAAATACATTTCCCCACAGCCGTGGGTTCGGGTCGATGAAGGCGGTGAGGGTTTTCAGCAGACCATTCAACCCAGCCGGGGTGACTGCCTGTGATCCCAGGTCAAACCCGTTGGTCTTATGTAACTGTTCACAGTGTCGTTCAATGTCGCGCAGTGCATCAAGCGGGACACGGCTACAGTGACCTGCGATAATGGCAATGTGCAGAAAATCCTTCCACTGCTTCATGTACCACGGTTTCACGACGTAGGCCAGGGTGTCAGCCGCTACCGCGCGGGCCGTGGACTCGCAGCGCACGTCATTGTCACCGTCCAAGATGTGCGTGGTAGTCTCTGTGACCAGGTTCACGCCACGGTGTGAGAACTCAATCACGGCTCCCACATCGTGGATCGAAATGTACATATACAGCGTCCCTGCCTTGATAATTAGGCTTTCGGGTGCATCATCGCCACGGTAGTAGACCACCTGTGTATCACGGGCGATGTAGGGACGTAGCACATCACCGTGTGCCTTGTGAAGCATGTTACGAACCGTCCACAGCAGGTGCTCCATGGTCCCCACGGGCTTGACTTCCCACGCCACAGGTATCTGTTCATCGCCCTTGACGCCGATTATGCCGTTCAGCGCGGGGGAAGGGTTCGGCCACACCCGTACCACTTGTTCCTCCATCAAGCGGCGTGCAAGGTCTTGGACAGGGTTGTGCGCCACTGCCTGCACATCCTCATACTTAATCTTCTTCATCGTCGAAATCTCCCTTGTCGTCTTCATCGTCATTGAATGCGTATCCCAGCTTGTTCATGGCGTTAGCTGCTTTGTCGAAAGCCTCATGGATGTATTCACTAGCCGCTATACATGAGTCCTGTAGATTCGCAGCCTCACCGGTGCACGCGGCGCGGGCACGTTTCACAGCCGTCTCATATCCACTACGTGTTTGTGGGATTCTGACAGTCCACGGGTGAGTGGTACGGGCGTCGTAGAGTGCCCCGTAAAGATCAAGTACTGCGGTGTGAGTGTCATAGTGGTAGTTCCTTATCTGAGTGTCACGGTCCATAGGGATCGGCTGAGTGGTGAATGATTCTTTTAGGGCTGTGAAGCCGTCCAGGGACAGCACCTGTAGAAGACCTACCCCGGCTGGGTGGGGTTCTTGCATTCGGCGGTGATTCGGCGGGAGGGCGTCGATAAACCTATCCAATGATTCGCCGCGTGCCAGTTGTTGAATGATCCTTAGCACAAGCTCATCGCCTCTTAAACGGTCATTCATCGTCGTCACCCGGCTGCTGTGTCATCGTCAATCCCTGCTGGTACAGGCAACGGGTCGCTGGCAAGTGGCACGGCCTTTTTCGTTATCTTGCCGCCCGGCTCAATCAGCGTGCCCCGGGTGATCTTCTTGGACGTGTCATCAGCCTTTGCGCTCCACCACATGGCTGCGTCGTGGACCACGATTTTCGCGTGGCCGTCCGTTGCTAGTGACTTAGCCGCACGGCGCACAGTGGCAAGCCACCCATACAGGTACGGGACCGTGCGAGTGAGATGGTTTGGCCGCACTTTCCCGTCCTCACCCATCACGCCGGTGAAGCGGGTCCAATGGCCCTCCACCCATTGGCAGCACTGACACAGTAGCTGTTCGACGTACTCACGGTGGTTATCAATCGTCACAGTGGCGATGGGGCGTAGGTTTGGCTTGAGGGTGTTGCGGGCTGAGTCGCTGACATATACGCGCACCTGCACCGTGTCCCCTACCGTGTAGCACTCAGCCACAGCCGGGGTGATGTGGGTACAGTAGAGCGGGTAGCCGGGAGTGATGCGTACACCGGGGTTTGCCAGCTGTACCAGCTCCCCGTCCACCTCCACGGTACGGATTAGGTTCAGGGTACCGGTGTAGTGTTGCACACGAAAACGACGATCATATTTGGCATATCGACGCTCGCGCTTCTCAGCCTCATGCTGCAGTTCACGCTCCACGGCGGTGACCATATCAAGGCCAGTGCGCACCACGCGTAGCAGGTTGTGGACGTCCGCGATGCGGGTAACGGACCTGTGTGGGTACAGAACCTGTTCACGGCTAGTTTGTCCAGGCGCGGCTTCCTTGAACGTGGCTGTCAAGTAGTCAGATGGTCTGGTGATTGGGGTCTGCGTAGTGGTGTGGCTACCGTGTGAGGGGTTGATGCCCGGCTTGGGTTCGATGTTCCCAGCCGCGTAATCTCTTGCTACTGTACCGGGCTTACTGGGTTCACGCCGCGTGACTTGCGCTCCCTGCTTGTCCGGTGTCGCGTCCCCACCTAAAGGAATCTCAGGCATTTCATGCTCCATTTTCAGGTACATAGGGTGGGTGTGATATTGGATCACAAGCAGGGAATGCCGCCCAACCGAGGTGAGCAATATCCAACAAAGTACATCAACTGTACAGGTGGTGGCGGGGTTCACTCCCTGCTTGCACCCTTAACATTACACATTGGCACGCTAGTGTGTCAAGCTCAAAGATATTGTGTACGTCACATTCACCGTGTGATGGTTCTCACGCGCCGGGACGTGAAGCTGTGAATAGGATAAGTGGGCACGTGAGGGAACGGACATGACAAAACCCCGCCCCATGGTTGTTCATCCACGGTAGGGGCGGGGTTTCATCAATCATCAGCAGCTCCACAGGGGAGTGACTGCTAGTCTATCACGGCTGGTACAGTCCCGCTGGTGGGGTAGCCTCATAGCCGATTTTGTAGCGGGTGGCTACCGGTAGTGCAGGGTGAGTGTCATCAAGGCTGATGGTGTGCATGAACGCACGGCGGCCCCTCAGATACGCCCCTGCGTTGTTCCATATATCCTTGACGATGAACCCCAGCGCGGGGCGGGTGGGGAGCACTCCCAGCGCACTCACGACGGTGTGGTGCAGCGTTGCCGCCACGGCTCCATCTTCCAGGGCACGCTCCCCTTTACACACCAACAGCTGTACATGGTATGCGTCCTTGTGTACCGGGTGCTCTGCCAGCGCTGCCAGTAGAGTGACCGGTCCACCCGTCTTTGTGGGCATGGTCACGATCACCTGTGTGGGGGAGGTGTCGGACGCTGGCAGCCCGGAATCAGTCACGTCTGCGTACCGAGTCACGGCCTCACCTTTGGTGGCGTTGAATGCCCACGATTCAAGGGTGAGCCCCAGGGTGTCCAAGAACCTGATGGGGTAGGTGGACGTATCCACTTCTGGCCATTCTTTTGCGGGGCTACTGCTCACGGCTGGGTTCATCAGGTCTAGGGGGAAGTGGAGTCTCCACGCAGCGGCTAACTGGTCATCGTCAGGGCTGGTTTGGGTTTCTAGTTCATCACGGCGGTGGCGACCCATGGTTGTTCCTTATCTGGTCTAGGTACAGGGAAAAGGGAAAGTGGCGCGAGGGTGTTCGTCAAATGGACCATTACCCGGCCCCGCGGCATAACCGGGTAGTGGAGGTATAGCTAGTTAAGCGTTCCGCACGTGGCGTTTCGTGGTCTCAGGCAGGGTCACGCCTCCGTGCAAGCCAAAGTTCACGTTTTCATTGCGCATCCACCAGCTCACGTAGTTGTAGACGTCCGAGATGGTGGGGTTCTGGAATGCGGCCTTGTTGAACTGGCCGGGTTCAACGTTGCCGAACATGCACCCGGGGGTGAGTTCCATGACGTCACTCATGATGAATGAATCGCCGTCGTCATCAGTCACAGCTACAACCGAAATAACCAGGGCCTCAGGTACTCCAGCGACGTTGACCATCTGAACCATCACCTTGTGATCGTCCATGTCTTTGACCTCCATGTGCTTGACGCTATCCAACCCGGCCACAGCCTGTGGGTTGTCAGCCAGCCGGGTCAACTGGTCAAGGATCGTCTGCTTGTCCAGGACATATCCAGTGACAATATCGCAGTAGCTGGCAAAGGCGCGGGCCACTTTCGATGGTGCCGTGTCCGCGTCGTAAGTAGGCAGTGCATCTAGCGCGGTGGCCAGGTCATCAAGGAAGTCAGCCAGGCGTTCGTCCCCCTCCATGTCCATGACCGCATCCGGTTCAATGGTCCACAAGGCAACGGTGCGCTTGTCAGCATCACGCAGCTGGACACGCACCACGGGGGTGTGGCCGCGGCCACGCAGCGGGGCGGCCACCACATCACAGCCATTGTCGTGGGTGGCAAAGTACTCCGAATTGGTGCTTGATGCTGTCACATTTTCATGGTCGCGTGTCAGACCAAAGGTGAGTCGGTCGCACACATCAGTGAGATTGGACATTGTCAAAATCCCCTTTCAAAGGAACGTCAAGTGTTTGGGTCAATCGAAACGATGTTCTAGGTTCATCGTCTCTCACTGCTTGGGGTTGTTGCTCTCCCTTGCGGGGTGACTCCACACTATCACAATGGCGCTTGAGTGTGTCAAGTTGACAATGTGTGTTGTCAGTCACGGGTTGGGTGAGGTGTCCACCTTGCCCCATGATCGCCCCTCACAGCCGCGTGCACACCTCCCATGGGTGTTTAGACCTCCACGGCCACAGCGCCCGCGTGAGGCCCCACACAGCCGGGATTTGGGGCATTATCGCGTCGGGTGCGCCGTGGGAGGGGCCGGGGGAGGGCGGGGTACATGGTTATCCCGGCTATAGGTTTCTCCCTCCACCGTGGAGCGTGGAGGTCTCCATCACGGCTTGTTTGGTGGTTACATCCCGGCTCCCACCCTCCACAACTTAGGGCACCCTCATATCCACTTTCCAAAGTGGAAAGTAGTGAAAGTGATAACTAGCCTCACTACCCCCGTATGCAAACTTATGCAAAACTGTGATCCAAGTCACACACCCCTTTTTACTTGCTGAAATACACCCCGCGCGGTCGTCTCCCGGGGGCCACCACACACCACACTACCCCCGCCCCTACGGGTAATACGCTAAGCTCGCGGCGTGCGCCCGCTCCGGCGGGCAGCAGGCACGCCAGAAGGCGAGCTTAGCTAGTATTACCCTACGGGGCGGGGTAGTAGTGTGGTGTGGTGGCAACCCCGGGGACGCCGACCGGTCTCGCTTTGGGAATGTAGTAAATTAGATACATCTATAGCTTCAATATTGCTACCACCCCTAGCCCCACCAACCAGCCGGGGTAACCACATCCCAGCTGCGTTTTCCAAGGTCAATCACCATGCGACAAAGTAAATGACCAGGTGAGCACAGCTGGGGTCTATGGGGGAGCGGGGGTAATGAACCACCATCAAGCAGGGAGTGGACGTGCCAGCGGGGTTGTAGGAGGTCCATGTGAGCGGTGATGGATCAGGGACCAGTTGACGGGTGAAATAAAATTTTCAATGGGTGAGCTGCGAAAATGGACGTGAGTAAAAAAATTTTCGGCATATCCAGAAAATTTTTCACGCTCATTTTCGGCGTACATCAACACCCTCAGAGCGGTGATGTACATGCCCTCCCCCGGCCCCTCCCGCCGCGCCTCACCCACCGTCGGTAGATGGTGGTCTATATTTGGCCGTATCGCCGCTTCACAGCCCGTGAGACGGCCTGGCAAGTGAAAGGGGTCCATGGGATATGGCCAACGCTAACAAGAAGCGTGGAGACGCCGCAGAGCGCGCTGTACGCGACTATCTCACAGACGTGGTAGGTGAGGGGGCGGTGATCAAGACACGCGCCGGGTTCAACGATGATTTGGGGGACGTGCTTGCAGACCTACCAGCGGGGCGGTTGGTGGTTCAGGTCAAGGCGGTGAAAACCCCCAAATGGCATGAATGGTTTGAGCAGGTGACCTCACAAGTTGCTGTGTGCCGCCGTGAGTCTGCACCACAACCGGTGGTTGGTGGCATCGTGGTATCCAAGCGGATCGGGATAGCCGACCCCGGTAGATGGATAGCAGCGGCCCCCCTATCCCAGCTGATGGAGCTTATCGACGCCGTGTACCGTGAGGGCGTCGAAGACGGGAAAGCCATGGAGGTGATGAGTCGTGACGATGCTTAACGTGGAACAAGACCCGTTCGATGATCCGGGTGTGTACTTCCTATCCAGCCTCAAGCGGTATGACCGACGTATCACCGTTATAGGTTCCAAGGACGATCCCCGCACCGGTGCGCTGTGCCATCAGCTTGAGCGGTACGGCTGCGAGTACGGCTGTGTTGACCCTTACGTGTCCCCGAACGCCCGTTCGGTTGTGGAGGCCAGACACGCCGGGGTTTACCGGTTCCCCGTCGTGGAGTTTGCAAGTGGTGAGCACCGTCGCTACGTGGAGGGAGTGGATCGTGGACGCATCTTGTGGTTCCTCACATGTCCCACTCTCTAGCCCGTTGATTGGTCGTGAAGACCTGCCGCGGTTGGTGGCGTCGATTAGGCGGGGGTTGGTGGAGCTGGACCACCACAAGACCACGAGGCCCCCCACCCCAGAAGTCAAGGGAGGTTTTCGAAAAGCCCCCTCCCCCTCAGCTCCGCTGAACCTCCACCTTGTGGATGTGGGGGTGTGGGCACGTCACCAGATCATGGCGGTACTGCTACCAGCGGTGATGTACGTGTCCCCCACCCACGCCCCTCATGATGTGGAGGGGCTGCTGAGGTGGGTGGAGGAATATCACGTACTGATGAGTGACCTACCCTTCGAGCCGTGGCAGCTTATGGCCACCACACTGATGGAGGTAGATCAGGTGCTGACACAGGAGTTAGCCCTGTTCCACGACGATAACCCCAAGCATGTGACAAGTCTCACAGGTAGGCAGGTGTGCAGGCGTGCACGGCTGTGGTTCGGTATCCCGCTCACCACCAGTGAGCTGGCACGGTGGGTACGTCATGACCAGCTGGTTTGTGGTACCGACCCCCTCACTGGGTTCAATACCTACCGGTGGGATGATGTACTCCCCCTGCTCGCACGCAAGGCCGGGGTACCCTTGAGTGCCACCCCTACCCCGCACAAGATACCCCCGGGTTAGTGACATGCTCCCCCGTCATCACTTGACCTACTGTCTCTGGGTATGCTACCATCATTGGCGGTCACCATAGGTGCGAGCACCTGATGATGTGACTAACCGCACAAGGTGTCATGAGTTGGGACACTGCTTTCGGTGACTGGGTCAAGCGGCACCCTTGATGGAGTAGGCACCATCAAGGGTGCCTTGCTGTATATGGAGGTGAGCCTATGCCTGGCAGTGGTAAGCGTAACCGTGCCAAGGGTATGGGCAGTGCACACCGTACACAGAGGCAGCACCTGCTACGTGCACATGTGGATGGCACACCATGTGAGCTGTGTGGTCGTCCGATGTATCGGGATGAGCACCGTAACCATGACGGCTTGCCACTGCACGCAGACCATGTGCATAAGCGCATGGATGGTGGAACTAAGGCAACGAGGATGCTACATGGTTCGTGCAACAGCCGTGATGGAGCTTTGGCCATGCAAGAGCGCAAGAGGCAAGAGCGAACACAACAACGTATTGACGATGTTTCACGTGAAACATCGTCGAACGTGAATGTTTCACGTGAAACATCAAACGTCGTTGACCCTCAAACGGGGTTGTTGGTTCTGTCACATCTACAGATGCAGATGTGAGTTTGTCACCCTGATGTGGGTGTGATGTTGGAAAACCAACACGCTCATAAAAATCGGGCATTTTGGGCTGATTTTGGACAGTGTGATCAATCTCACGAAAACTAATTTTCGGGGGTAATTTTCGGTCTACTTCACAGCTGCTAACTGCCCCCGAATCAGACCCGCTACTTGACACGCTCCACCACCCCGGCTAGCCACATAAAAATAGCCCCTGACCTGGGGTTTTGTGGTTCGGGGGTGCCCCCTGATAATCTTAGGTACCCCCGCCCTGGGGCGGACGCTCCCCCCGGCATTCCAGTATTTTTT